GATTCTTAATAGCCTGAGCAGTTAGGCATGGCTTCCCCAAACCGCGTTTAAGGACCACTTTTAAGCGTCTCCTACCTTAGGCTAGATTCGTTTAAGGAGGAACAAGAAGCTAGATGCTGATTACGTTCTCAGAGATGGCAATACTTAAAGGGTGCAGCCCTGCTGCGGTGACCTATGCCGTCAAGCATGGACGCATCAGCGATGCCGTTGTTGAGAAAGAGGGCAAACGCTGGCTCGATCGTGACCTGGCTTTGGAGCTGTGGAACAAGAACACGAGGCAGCAGCACAACAGCAAGGTCAGCCGGCCGGACCCTATTGAGAAAAAGCCAAAGGCTGGCTCGCTGAAAAAGAAGCCAAAGGATTCTGAGCTACGTGAGCTGATCGAATCCCTGCCTGAAGATCAGATCCCGGACCTGAATGAGAGCAGGGCAAGGCGTGAGCACTACCAAGCGGAGAAGGCCAAGCTGGAAGCGCTCCAGGGCCGCGGTGAACTGGTGTCTGCCGCTGACGTCAAGGCTGCTGCATTCAAGAAAGGCAGAGCTGTGCGCGATTCGATCATGGCTATCCCTGACCGTCTGGCTGCGCAGCTGGCCGGCACCACTGACACCAGGCTGTGCCATCAGCTGTTGACTGAGGAGCTGCGCGTGGCATTGAGGGTGCTGGCTGATGGCTGATGCGATGCAACTATTCGATGAGGCATTCGATGAAGGCCTGATGCCTGCTGATCCGATGACGGTGGCGCAGTGGGCCGATAACCATCGCGTTCTGTCAACGAAGGGATCAGCGGAACCTGGCCCGTGGCGCACAGATCGCACGCCATACCTGCGTGAACCGATGGAGTGCCTGAGCCCATCAAGCCCATGGCGTCGTGTCGTGCTCATGTTCGGCAGCCAGCTCGGCAAGACGGAGGTGGTGCTGAACTGGTTGGGGGCGATCATTCATCTCTGGCCAGCGCCGACGCTGCTGGTGCAGCCAACGCTGGACATGGCCAAGCGCCTGAACCGTCAGCGCCTGGAGCCGCTGCTGCGCGAGACGCCAGCGCTATCTGAGCTGATCGCGCCAGCCAGGGCCAGGGATAGCGGTAACACCATGTTCCTGAAGGAGTTCCGCGGCGGTCTGTTTGTGTTGACCGGCGCCAATAGCGGCAGCGGCCTGCAGTCCATGCCTGCGGCCTACCTGCTGGCCGATGAGGTCAGCTCATATCCGTTCGAGGCTGATGACAAGGGCGATCCGTTGGAGAACGCTGAGGCCCGTACGTCCACGTTCCCGATGGGCAAGGTGCTGATCACCAGCACACCCGGCACCCGCGGCATGTGTCGCATCACGCATGAGTTCGAGACGCGATCAGATCGCCGTCAGCTCGCCCTAAAGATGCCCTGCTGCGGTGCTCATGAGGTGCTCCGCTGGCGTGAGCATATGAAGTGGGATGCAACTGACGGCGAGGTGTTCGCGCAGTGCCCTGCCTGCGGTGAACGAGTGAGCGAGCATCACAAGACCACGATGCTGATGGGCGCACAATGGCAGCCAACTGCCAAGGGCGATGGCATCACTGCCGGCTTCCACCTGCCTGGTTGGTATGCCCCGGCCGGCTGGACAAGCTGGGCGCAGATCCGTGATGAGTTCCTGCGTGCCAAGACTGACCCGCTGCTCCTGAAGGGCTGGGTGAACAAACGAGCTGCCGAGGCCTGGGAAGATGAAGCGGTGGCCGCCATCAACGCTGATGGCCTGATGGCCAAGGCGCAATCTGACACCTACAGCAGCGGCACCGTGCCGACTGATGTGGTGCTTCTGCTGATGGCCGTTGACGTGCAGGACACGTGGCTTGAGACAACCGTCTGGGGCTTCGGCCGCGGTGAAGAGATGTGGCGCATCTGGCACCAGAAGATTGAGGGCAGTCCGGCCTATGAGGAGGTGTGGGAACAGATCGACAGCATCAGGAAGACGCAATGGCCACGTGAGGATGGCGGCACGATGACCGTCAGGCATTGCGGTGTTGATACCGGCGGCCACTTCACGCAGGAGGCCTATGAGTTCTGCAGGCAACGCACCCGCGAGGGTGTGGTTGCGATCAAGGGCAGCAGCACCAAGGCTGCACCGGCACTGAGCAAGGGCAGCAAGGTCGATGTCAACTCCAGAGGCCGTGTGCTGAAGAAAGGACTGACGCTGTATCTCGTGGGCGGCGACACCTTGAAGCGATCTATCTACGCGCGATTGAAATGTGAGGGCACCGGCCCTGGCTCGATCCACTTTGGGAATGACGTGACGGAGGAGTACCTGCAGGGCCTGACCTGCGAGCGCCTGGTGCCGAAGACCGTCAAGGGTTTTGTTACGCTCCACTGGGAGAAGCCATCAGGCGCCCGTAATGAACCGCTTGACCTTGCGGTCTACTGTCTTGCGATTCTTGAGCTGGTCCGCAGGCGTTACAACAGGGCCACGCTTTGGGATCAGCTTGAGGCAGCCGTAAGCGAGAACAAGAGCGCAGAAGCAAAGCCAAGGCCCAAACGTCGCAGATCAGCGCGATCTGGCAATGATTTTGTGACTGGTTGGTGAAGCTATCCTGAGACGGTGGAGGTGATGCCGTGACTGTTCCCGCTTCAATACCTGCCGGCACCACTGTGACGTGGATCGAGCCGCCTGCGACTGTCAACAACACCCCGGCTCAATCGGATACTTGGACGCTGCAGGTTAATTTCCGCACGAACACTGCAGGCGAGGGCGCAACGGCTGCCGGCAGCGCTCGATCTGATGGCGGTTGGGATGTCTCCCTGTCAGCAACCACAACCGCCGACTGGGATGCCGGCACCTGGTACTGGGAGAAGCGGATCACCTCGGGCAGCGTCGTGGTTGTCATCGGCAGCGGCATCACCGAGGTGCTGCCATCGCTGGCCTACACCGGCGACCCGACAGCCTTTGATGGCCGCAGCCAGGCAGAGCAAGATCTGGATGCCGTGCAGGCAGCTATCCGCGCGATCATCAGTAAAGGTGCGAAGCAATACTCGATCGGAAACCGCAGCTACACCGCTAACGATCTGAACGTGCTGATGCAGCGCGAGTCGCAGCTGAAGGCGATCGTTGCTCGCGAGCGTGCTGCTGAGAAGATTGCCCAGGGGCTTGGTGATCCCCGCAATGTCTTCGTGAGGTTCTGATGGCCAGCAAGAAAGCCAAGCCCATCCAGGCTGTTGAGACTGAGCAGCAACAGCAGAAGCGCCCACGACGTCGCGCCTACGAGGGCGCATTGACTTCACGGCTGACAGCCAACTGGATTACCAGCAGCACCAGCGCCGATGCTGAGATTGATGGCAGTCTGATCAGGCTGCGGAATCGTTCACGGCAGCTGGTTCGTGATTCACCATATGCGCGTCAGGCGATCCGTGCCATCGGCGCCAATGTGATCGGCCAGGGCATCAGGATGCAAGGCCGTGTTCGGATGCAACGCGGTAACAGGCTCAACGAGCCAGTGAACCGTCGCATCGAGGCAGCCTGGCAGTCGTGGTGTCATGCCGATCGTTGCCATGTTGGCGGTCGATTGAGCATGGCCGAGATCCTGCGGCTGGCGATCATGGCCGTGGCGGAATCCGGTGAAGTGTTCCTGCGGATCATCCCCGAGGCGTTTGGCCGCAGCCGTGTGCCTCTTGGCATCGAGATCATCGAGTCGGATTACTGCGACGAAGGGAAGAGCTACGGCAAGGATGCCAACGGCGACCAATGGCGCATGGGCGTCAAGGTGAACCGCTGGGGCCGGCCGATCAGCTATGCCTTCCGCACCGTTCACCCTGGAGACATCGCCAACGCTCGCGGTGGTGAAGTGATCGAGGTGCCTGCTGAGCAGATCATTCATTTGTTCATCACCGAGCGGCCAGGCCAGACCCGTGGCGCTCCATGGGTATCAAGCGCCATCAAGCGCCTGCATCATCTCGATGGCTATGAGGAGGCCGAGGTGGTCAGGGCCAGGGCCAACAGCAGCCTGATGGGCTTCATCCAGTCACCAGAGGGTGAGCTGCAAGGCGATGAGGTCTATGACGACGAGCGCGTCAGTCGCTTCGAGCCTGGTGTTTTCAAATATCTGGCACCGGGCGAGACGATCAACGTGCCGCAGCTTGATGCGCCTGATGGTCAATTCGAGCCGTTCCTGCGTGGGATGCTGCGATCCGTTGCCGCGGCCATTGGCTGCAGTTACGAAACGATCAGCCGAGACTTCAGCCAAAGCAACTACAGCAGCAGCCGCCTAAGCCTGCTGGAAGATCGTGAGCAGTGGCGGATGCTGCAGGACTTCATGATCGAGCACCTGGCGCAGCCGGTGTATGAGCGCTGGCTGGCCGCTGCTGTTGGCTCTGGCCAGCTGCGGTTGCCTGACTATGAGGCCATGCCTGAGCGCTACGAGGCCGTGCAGTGGTATCCCCGTGGCTGGGCCTGGGTTGATCCACAGAAGGAAGTGCAGGCTTATCGGGATGCCGTGCGGGCTGGCTTTAAGACGCAGGCGCAGGTGATCGCCGAGAGCGGTGGTGACCTTGAAGATCTGCTGGTTGCACGCTCCAATGAAGTCGATCGTGCTGAGCAGCTGGGCCTGCAGTTCGACACCAACCCGGCTGATGATGCTCAGGGCGGCGCACCAAACGCAACGCCTGATGTGATCGATGAGGAGGCTGCTGCCTGATGGCAAACGTCAACGGCACTGAGATCAACCTGATGCCGACTGAAGGTATGAGGGAAGAAGCGCGGCGTTATCGCGCATGGAAAGAAGAAGGCGAGGCCGGCGGTACTGAGGTGGCAGCACGCAGGGCCAGTCAGATCCTGTCAGGCAATGAGCTGAGCCCTGACACGGTGATCACGATGGCGGCCTGGTTTGCCAGGCATGAGGTGGACAAGCAGGGCGAAGGCTTCAGCCCTGACGAAGACGGCTATCCCTCGGCCGGCCGTGTGTCATGGGCGGCCTGGGGTGGTGATCCTGGTCAGACCTGGAGCACAGCAAAGTCTGAGAGCATCAAGAAAGCGCGAGAGGATCGCAGCATCGAAGGTCATGAAGCTCGGCCATATCCCAACGAGCACGCAGCAAGGCTGATCGATCCTGATCGCTTCGAGCGGTTCCGTCGTGAGAACGGCGCAGGTGGCGCTGGCATCGATTTCATCTTTGGCATTCGCACCGATGAGCCAACGGAGCTTCAGGCCATTCGCTTCGATGCCTCACGGTTCACTGTGGCCGAAGCACGGCAATGGCTGGACGACAACGACTATCAGCCGATTTTGTTTGAGCCGGCAGCAGATAGCATGGATCAGAACGATGGCCGATCTCTGATGGATCTGCGCAACCTGAACAGCAGGCCTCTGCGCCGCAGCGTTGCGGTGGATTATGTCTCGGCCGTTCGTGCGGAAGATACAACCACAGAAGAGTCACGCACTCTTGAGTTCAGCTTCAGCAGTGAGCAACCAGTCGATCGCTGGTTCGGCCCTGAAGTGCTCAGCCATTCTGATGGCGCAATGGATATGAGCCGCCTGAATGATGGCGCTCCCTTGCTCTGGAATCACGACCCTGACCGCGTGCTTGGCGTTATCGAGCGTGCATGGCTTGATAACGGCCGCGGCATGGTCGCCGTTCGCTTCAGTCGTTCACAAATGGCTGAAGAGAAACTGGCGGACATTCGCGATGGCATTCTTCGGAATGTCTCTGTTGGCTACAGCATCATTGATGCTGAACCAATCCGTCAGGATGGCATCGATGGCATCCTGGCCACCTCATGGCAACCCCATGAGGTGTCCGTGGTGAGCGTGCCTGCTGATAGCAGCGTTGGCATCGGGCGAATGCTTGATGATGATGCTGCAGCGGCTCAGGCCGCACCCTTGACCCCCAACGACAACAACCCCATGGAACCCTCTGTCCACCTGGAGGAGGTGCGGGCGCAGGCTGCGGCCGATGCGCGCTCCCGCGTTGCCTCCATCACTTCTCTCTGCCGTGAGCACAAAGCAGACGATCTGGCCCAGGGCCTGATCGAGTCCGGTGCTTCTGAAGCTGATGCCATGCGCTCGGTTCTGTCCGAGATCGCTAAGCGTCCTGCTGCTCAGCCTGCTACCCCTGCTGCTCCTGTGCGTTCCGCTCAGCCGATCGCCAATGGCGGTGGTTCTGCTGACATCGGCCTGACCGACAAGGAAGCCCGTAGCTTCAGCTTCGTTCGCGCCATTCGTGCGCAGATGATGCCTGGCGATCGTGCTGCTTTCGAGGCTGCTGCATTCGAGCGTGAGGTTTCTGAGGCCACTGCTCAGCGCATGGGCGTCACCCCTCGCGGCATCTTGGCTCCTAACGATGTGCTCCATCGTGATCTGGTGGTGGATACCGCTTCCGCTGCTGGTGATCTGGTGTTCACCGATGGCCGTCCCGGCAGCTTCATCGAGCTGCTCCGCAACCGTCTGGCGCTGAGCACCCTCGGCGTGACGATGCTGACCGGCCTGCAAGGTCCTGTCGCAATCCCCCGTCAGACCGGTGCTGCGACTGCCTACTGGGTGGCCGAAGGTGGCGATCCGACTGAATCTCAGCCCTCTGTCGATCAGGTGGCCCTGGTGGCCAAAACCCTCGGCGCCTACACCGAGTTCTCCCGCCGCTTGATGCTGCAATCCAGCATCGACGTCGAGCAGATGGTCCGCACTGAGCTGGCTACTGTGATCGCTCTTGAGATCGACCGCGCTGCTCTCTATGGCACCGGCTCCAGCAGTCAGCCCGAGGGCCTGAAGTTCGTCACCGGCATCAACACCGAGAACTTCGGTGCTGCCAACCCGACTTATGCCGAGCTGGTGAGCATGGAGTCGAAGGTGGCTGCAGACAACGCCGACATCGGCGCTATGTCCTACCTGACCAACAGCACCATCTACGGCGGCTTCAAGACCACCGAGAAGGCAACTGGCACCGCTCAGTTCGTGCTCGAACCCGGCGGCACCGTCAACGGCTACAACACCGTGCGGTCCAATCAGGTGGAAACCGGCGATGTGTTCTTTGGCGTCTGGAATCAGATGATCATGGGCATGTGGGGCGCTCTGGACATCCAGGTGAACCCCTACGCCTTGGACAAGAGCGGCAGCGTTCGCGTGACTGCTCTGCAGGATGTCGACGTGGCTGTGCGTCACCCCGAGGCCTTCTGCCGCGGTAACGACACCCTCTGATCATGAGGATTGAGATCCTTCGCGAAACCTCCATCGCTGGCCGGCCCGTAAGGGTCGGTGAAGTGGTGGAGGTCAGCGATTCAGACGGCAGGCTGCTGATCGGTATGAAGAAAGCGCAGCCCGCACCGGAAGTTTTTTCTTGCCCACCTCGTAAACCATCCACAAAACGGAGAAAGACCAATGATTCACAATCTGGGGACCAAAACAACAGTCCTGAGCCTGCTGCCGAATGATGTTGTGACCACCACCGGCGCTGGGTCGGCGGTGGATCTCGCTGGTTATGAAGGCGACATGGCCGTGATCCTCGACGCTGAGGCTGGTGGTGCTGGCATCACCTATGCCTGCAAGCTCACTGAGGCCGACACCTCTGGCGGCTCCTACACCGACGTGACTGGTGGCGCCTTCACCACCACTGAGGCCAACACCGCTCTGGTGGAGAAGATCTCGGTGAACACTAACGACCTGAAGCGCTACATCAAGCTGAGCGTCACCGTGGCTGGTGGCTCTGGCGCTGGCGCTGTGTCGGTGACTGCCCTAGCTTCCAAGAAGTACGGCAACTGAACACGGCCGACAGTTGAGCCCCTGCCTGATGGTGGGGGCTTTTTCATGGTTGCTCACTTTAGGTAGAGTGGAAAGGACCTGACACCTGGCGCCATGAGTTTGCCTCGTATCGGTGGCTTCTCAGCCCCGGGAACTGCTGATTATGCCGATCTGGACTATGACGGCAGCGATCGGCTGATCACGATCACCTACAAGCAGGGCGGCGCCAGTGGTGGTGTTGTTGGCACGCTCAACATCACCTACGTGAGCACCAGCACGCGTGTAGACACCATCTACTGGAGCTGAGCAGATGGCTTACAAGTTCAATCCGCTGATTGGCATCGGCCTAGATGACACAGGTAACGATGCTGATGCAGCAGCCGGCGGATCTGATACGCAGGTTCAGTACAACGATAATGGCGCCCTGGCTGGCTCCGCTGATCTGACTTGGGATGGCTTTCGTCTCTTTGCAAGTGCCATTGGCTATTTCAACCGCCGCCCTGTGTTGCATCGCGGCCCGCTGTTTTACAAGACAGCTTCTACAGCGGTCAGTATTACGGCTGGATCGGTGCTGAATGGCGTGGCCTATGACACAGCTACGGCTGTGACAATGCCCGGCAGCTTCACCGACAACATCGACTACGCAATCTGGCAGCATCCAACAGACGGCAGTTTGGTTGCTGATGCGAGCTTCACTAGTGCTCCTGCAGGTGCCACTGGCGGTTCGATTGTCGGTGGCTTTCACCACATCCCAAGCGGTCGTCCGACAGCAGTGAATAGCGGCAGCCCTACTGCAGCGGCTGAGATCCTTGAATACAGCATCTGGGATCTGACCTGGCGTCCGACCTGCCCTGATCCTCGTGGCATGACATGCGTCGATGGTCGGTTCTGGTGCGATCTTTATCTCTGCGGTGCTACCAGCTATGCAGGCTCTGACTTCACTGCAGTGCCAAGCAGCAAAATCGGGCTGACCATTGCTGACGAGAACAATCCGCCGCTGATCCCTGCGATTTATGGCGGCGATGGAACTACTACCTACAGCCTTGTCGATAGCAAAGAAGCCGGTAGCTGGTATGACTTCGCTGAGGTAGCGAGCAGCTTCGGTAAGCGTCTGATCAGCTGGCTTGAGTTCCAACATGCAGCTTTTGGCGGACCAGAGAACGGCAGCCGTGGCACAGACCCTGGAACAGTGATCTGGGAACGTGCGAGCTTATGGGGGTTGGCGCAGTCTACTGGCACGCTTTGGTCCTGGGGGTCTGATGTGCAGGGCAACACCGGAGGTGGCTGGACAAGTGCTACAGGCGACCGTGGCGATGTGTATCAGTCGGGTTACAGCGCCGTCATCCTGGGTGGCTCCTGGAGCCGTGGGTCGAGTTCCGGTTCCCGTTGTGCTTTCTGGAGCGCCGCTCCGTCGTTTGCGAGCAACTCCTTCTCGGCGCGTTTTGCGGCCGGGCACCTTGTGACTTGTTACGCGGCGCGACAGCGCCGACGCGATCATGAGCAAGAAAAGAGCCTCGGCGGATCCCTCCAAGGAGGCTCATGGTCTCTACATGGTCGAGAAGTATGAGCGTGTTGTGGACTACATCTATCCAATCGCCCAAAGCATCCCACGGAAGCATGGCGTATTTCGTGAGCTTTTGATTCGTCAGTTGTTTTTGGTTGCCGAACATCTGAACACTGCGATCAAGGCCAATCAGTTGAGCCGCTGCTACGTGCTGGACGGCAGTCTCGCGCAGCTGCGCTTGCTCTTACGTTTCATGGTGCATCACAGGCGCAAGATGCTCACTGAGCATCAGCTTGAAACCGCTCAGGCCTTGATCGCTGAAGTTGGCGCGATGCTTGGCAGTTGGCTTAAGCGATTGCAAAAAGCAAAAAAGGCATCAGACTGATGCTGGAGTTGATGGGTGCGCCGTCATCCTGGGTGGCAACTGGAACAATGGGTCGAATTCCGGTTCACGTTGTGCTAACTGGAACAACGCTCCATCGAATGCGAACAACAACATCTCGGCGCGTTTTGCGGCCGTGGCCACTGTCAAACACCTTTACGCTCTGCTGTTTCTATGGGGCAGCAGGCCGGTGCTAATCAGGTGCCAGCCATCAATTCCTGCTTCGGCAAACTCAGGGCCGAGTGGTGGCAATGGCAGGGAGTAGCTTATCGAAACCTGCCGTCACCTTCCAATGGGCAAGAAGTTCCGCAATCTCTACGAACAGATCTATCAGTGGGATAATCTGCTGCTTGCCTATGCAGAGGCAAGGCGAGGCAAAACCTACAGCAGTTCCTACCTGCGGTTCAAGGAGTACGCATTGGCCAATCTGCGCAACCTTCAGCAGCGTCTGATTGAGGAAAGCTGGAAGCCTGACCCGCAGCTGCAGTTTGATATTATTGATCCAAAGAAGCGGACGATCGCTTGCCAGAGCTTTCGTGATCGTATTGTTCATCATGCCTTGATTCAAGTGATTGGGCCGATTCTTGACGCGGCCCTGATGCCTCAGGTGTTCGCATGTCGAGTGGGGCTTGGCACACATCGCTGTATCACACGGATGCAGCAGCTGATGCGTCAGAACCCAGACGCATGGCTATTGCACGTGGATTTCAGCAAGTTCTTCCCGAGCATCCCGCAGGGCTTGCTGTTGGACCATCTGGGCAAGAAGCTGACCTGCCAGCGCACGCTACGGCTGATCGAGCAAGTGTTATCAGTGCAGCCGCGTGGATTGCCAATCGGTGCGCTGACCAGCCAGTGCTTTTGCAACTATTGGGGCGGGAAGCTTGATCGTTTCATTGCTCAGAAAGGCAATGGCAGCTTTGTGCGCTACATGGACGACGCAGTTGTGATTGTGGATAACAAGCACGATGGCATGACTCTAAAGAACGAGATCTGTGCGTTTGTTGCCACTGAGATGCAGCAGAAGATTGGGAAATGGAGCCTTGTGCCAGTCAGGCGTGGCTTTACTTTTTGCGGATTCCGGATCCGGTTGAAGTTCAAGCTGATCAAGCGGCAGTCAATGATCCGACAGCGACGGCGGCTGAAGCTGGCCTTGGCGCATGACGACCATGAGGGCTGGCGGCGTTCGCAATTAGCATGGATGGGCCACATCCGTCACGGAGATGGCCAGAATGGACTCAAGAACCTAGGACTTGCCGCATCATGCTGATCATCAACACCATCGACGACCTTGTGAATGCTGAGGCGAGCGCTGAGCGCACGACCTTTCTTAATGGGCTGTTGAACGATTTCGTGACGTTCGATGACGCGGTTTATCCAGACGACTATGACAGCAGTCTCAAGCCTGGCGATACTGGCTACGTGGAGCCGGTGATCCGCAAGGAATGGAATGCCGGAGCTGCTGCAGCTTGGGGCTTTGCCAGCCGTGAGCAGATCGAGCAGGCCTTGAACTGATGGCCTTCACCGAAGATCTCGATCTGTTCCTGAGCACGGCTGAGTTCGCTGTGCCGGTGGTGGCTGGTGCTGTGTCGAGCACTGGCATCCTGGACATGCCAACGGAAACCGTGGCTGGCGGGATGGTGCTGAGCACGGATTACAGCTTGATCTGCAAGGCCAGCGAGTTTGGCGATCTGGAATATGGCGCTGGCATCAACGTCGATGGACGTGCCTACACCGTCAAATCCGTCATGTTGATGGACGATGGAGCATTCTGCGAGATCATGCTGCAACGCACCACGACACCGGAGCAGAGCACGTCGGATCGTGCAGTGCTCGACGGCGATGGCGTCGATACGACTAGCACGGTGACCATGGATGGTGGAGCACCTGACACCACCTACATTGAAGGCAACGTCCTGGACGACGGAGCGCCGTGACCACTTACACCCGTTTCAAGCTGCGCAACGGCACGGCCGCTGAGTGGACTGCGGCGAACCCGACGCTGCTGCAGGGCGAGATCGGGGTGGAGACAGACACGAGGAAATACAAAATCGGAGATGGGAGCACAGCATGGAATGGCTTGAGCTATTACATCGACGGCGTGGCGATCCGTGGTCAGTGCTCGAAGATGACGGATGGCACGATCGACATTACGACGCAAGGTACCTACATCAGCACAGGCCTAACGGCAACGCTTGATAGCAGCACGGCCTATCAAATGGTGCTCGGCACCACTGACACCTTCGGGCTGAAGAACGACTGTGGCGCGACGAAGCTGTTCAGGATCTACGGCAGCATCGATGCCACCGATGGCAACAACAACACCCTTGGCATCAAGCTGGCCAAGAACGGCACCGCGATCGATGAAACTGAATGCCGTGCCTTCACTGGCAGCGGCGCCCAGGAGGCCAAGCTGGTGACCAGCTGGATGGTCGAGCTGGATGACGGCGATGAGATCTCGCTGATGATCGCCAATCACAGCAGCACCACAGACATCACCTTCAAGCGTGGTCGGATCGTTGCGGCTGAGGTTCGCGCCTGATGACGACCAAACGCGAGAGCATCCTGAATCAGATCGCTACGACGCTGGCGACTACAGCCGGCATCAGCGGGCGGATCTATCGCTCACGTGTGTCGGCATTGGCTAGGGCTGAGTCGCCTGCGATGGTGGTGGAGCCTGTTCGTGATGACGTTGAGCAGAACACGAGCCTGCCAACACTGGACTGGAGCCTGACAGTGCGCGTGGCCGTGATCGTGCGGTCTCTGGTGCCTGACCAGGCAGCTGATGCGATTGTTGAGGACATGCACAGCAGGCTGATGACTGACTTAACCGTTGGCGGCTATGCGATCGACGTGCAGCCTGACACGGTGAACTTTGAGCTTGTCGAAGCCGATCAACCTGCTGGTGTGATCAGCTGCAGCTACATCGTGCGGTATCGCACGGCAGTAGGCGATCTAACGACTAGCTGAGCGGGCTACGATGAGCCTACTGGCTATCTGGCGCTTTCTTCTGCCATGACTCTTCTCACACGCCGGCAGCTCATCCTGGCCAAGGAGGAGAGCGTTTATGGCACTGACCCCACGCCTGTCGTTGGATCTGACGCGATCTTGGTGCGGAGCATTTCTGCGACGCCTCTGGAATCTGACACGGTGAGCCGTGAGCTGATTCGTCCTTACCTCGGCCACAGCGAGCAACTGCTGAGCCAGACCAGGGTTGTCATTGAGTTCGAGGTCGAGCTGGCCGGCTCCGGCACTGAGGGCACCGCGCCTGCCTATGGCCCGCTTCTCAAGGCTTGTGGACTGAGTGAGACCGTTGTGGCGGCCACCAGCGTGACCTATGAGCCGGTCTCGACGAGCTTTGATTCAGTCACGATCTACTTCAACAACAGCGGCGTGCTGCACAAGGCGACGGGCTGCCGCGGCAGCTTCACGCTGAATGCTGAGGTGGGCGCGATCCCGACCATTGCGTTCACCTTCACCGGCATCTACGCAGCGCCGACGGATGTCTCGATCAGCGCTCCGACCTATGCGAACCAGGCTGATCCGCTGATCTTCAAGAACGGCAACACCAGCAGCTTCGAGATCTTCAGCTATGCAGGCTGTCTGCAGTCGCTGAGCTTCGACATGGCCAATGAGACGGTCTACCGCGAGCTGGTGGGCTGCGACAAGGAAGTGCTCATCGTCAACCGTGCGCCTGCTGGTGAGGCGATGATCGAGGCGGTGCCTGTCGGTACGCACAACTTCTTCAACGATGCGACTGGCAGCAGCACGGGAAACCTGACGTTCGAGCATGGCACGACAGCCGGCAACATCGTGACCTTCACCGCTGGTCAGATCGACCTAAGCAATCCGTCCTACAGCGATCAGGATGGCGTGCAGATGCTGACGCTGCCATACATTGCAACGCCTACCAACTCCGGCAATGATGAGATGAGTCTGGTTTTTACCTGATACCTCGTGGCATTTGTTCTCAAGCAATCCAGCTCCTACAGCTGGCCAGTGACGATCAGGATGCCAGCTGATGGCGGCAAACGCGAGAAGCAGTCATTTGAGGCTGAGTTCAAACGGCTCCCACAGTCACGCATTGCTGAGATCCAGGCGCAAGCACAGAAACTGGTGAAGGCTGCGGAAGCTGGCGAGCAGCTTGAAGGCATTAGCGACGTCTCAGTGGCCGATGAGGTGCTCGTGGGCTGGTCCGGGATTCTCGATGAGGATGGCGAGGAAGTGCCATACAGCGAGACCAACAAAGCCATGCTGCTTGAGGTGCCACTGTTGGCCGCTTCGCTTGTTCAGGCTTATTTCGCGTCGTTGACGGACGAGAAGCGAAAAAACTGATCGGCGCCGCTGAGCATTGGGCCGGCGGCGCAGTCATTGACAAGACGGCAGAGGATGCAGCTGTGATGGGCATCGAGCTTCCTGATGACCTGGTGCCTGAGGGACAGGATGACTATGAGGTGACGCCTGAGGCATGGCCTGCGGTGAGCATGTTCCTGAAGGTGCAGACGCAATGGCGTGTGGGGAAGGGCGGTGTGATCGGGTTGGATTATGGCGCGGTGAGGTGGTGCTTTGAGTTGGAGCAGGTGAGCGATCAACGCGAGCTGCTGGAGGACCTGCAGGTGATCGAGGGTAGAGTGGTGGAGATCCTGTCACAACGCGATGGCTGACACGAAGACCAGCGTTGCGATACAGGCATCTGTTCAGGGCCTGGCAAGCATTCAAGGGCTGAACAAAGGCCTTGGTGGCCTTGCCACGCAGGCGAAGACCACAGGCGGTGCATTGGGCCGCTTGAGAGGCGCTGCAGGAGGCGCTGTTACTGCATTGCGTGGGATTTTGCCTGTCATTGGTGTGGCAGGCGTTGCAGCGTTTGCCAAGAGCAATCTTGACGCAGCTGATGCGATGTCGAAGCTATCGCTTCGGACTGGCATCGCAGCACCTGAGCTGGACAAGTTCAGGAAGGTCGCAGAGTTGAGCGACACGAGTATTGAGAGCCTGAGCAGGGCCTTCCCTGTTCTGTCGAAGAATGTCAAGGATGCAACTGAAAAGGGGACTGGCCCTGCTGCAAGAGCATTTGAGCAGCTTGGCATTCAGTTGGCCAATGCTGATGACAGCCTGCGATCGACTGATGACATCATGTTGCAAGTCAGCGATGCGTTCGCTGGTATGGCTGATGGCACTGAGAAGGCGGCGCTGGCATCTCAGATCTTTGGCGGTCGGCTTGGCTCTGAGTTGATTCCGCTGCTCAACAGTGGCGGTGATGCCGTGCGCAACATGAGCACATCGATGACGCAGGAGTTTGCTGATAGCGCCGCTGTGTTCAATGATCGCCTTGAGAACATGCAGGAAAGGCTGGGTGATCTTGGCGTGCGCATGACCACAGCATTGCTGCCTGCCTTGGATGCGTTGGTTGCTGGCGTGGAATCCTTGATCCAAGGATTTAGCCAGCTGCCCGGTCCATTGCAGACCATCATTGCTGGACTGACTGGCATCTCTGCACTTGCTTTGGTGTTCTCGCCGATCATCAGTGCAGTCACGGCCCTGGGGCCATTAATCGGCGGCTTGATCGGCCTGCTCACAGGGGGCGGTGGTTTGGCCGCTGCCATTGCTGCTGTCTTCACTGGCCCGGTCGGTTGGATTGCGTTGCTGGTGGCCGCTGGCGTCGCGATCTACACATTCCGCGATCAGATCGGCGCTGCGCTTAAAGCTATCGGCGACTTCTTCGTGAATACGTTCAAGGCCATTGGCGATCTGCTCAAGCAGGCCGCACAGGCCTACCTGGATTTCTATGCCAAGCCTGTTCTTAGGTTTGCCAGGAGCGCATTTGATGGCATCTTGAACATCTTCGGACGTCTCGGTGAAGCCGTGAAGGCACCATTCAATGCGGCGTCCAATGTGATCAAGTCAATCTTCCGCAATATCCTGACCTTCCTTGTCAACAGCCTGAACACCTGGATCAATCGCGTCAACTTCGCCATCAGCGTGTCAGTGCCTGAGTTCGCCCAGGGCGGTGTTGTTGGTGGCCCGACACTGGCGATGGTTGGTGAAGGCGGTGAACGCGAGTACATCGTCCCTGAGAGCAAGATGGCCAGGGCTTCGGCCAACTATCTCGCAGGCATGAGAGGCCGCGCTGTGATCCCTGCCTTCGCTGAGGGCGGCGTGGTTGGCCCCGGTGGTGGTGGCGGTGCTGCGAACACCACGGTGCAGATCACAACCGGCCCAGTGCTGCAGCAGGACGGCCAGCGCTATGTCACGGTGGGCGACCTGGAGCGTGCGCTGCATGACTTCGGGAGCCAGATCTTCCGCAATAGCCGCACCTATGGCGGCAGGCGCTATCAGGGGGCCTACTGATGAGCAACAGGGCTCAGGCGCAGTATCTGCGGATCTATGACTCAGGCAGCACCTACGTGCGCTGGCAGACCTATTACGTCAACCAGACCGTGACATTGGACGCTGCGAGCTGGGCCTACATGCCATTCAGCGCCAGCGGCATCGTTGAGTCAGGCGCCAGTGGCGGCAAGTCTGTGAGCATCACGGTGCCGGCCACCAACAGCGTGGTCGAGGCGTTTGAGGCGGCCCTGGCGAATGGCCGCTTCTGTGAGCTGAAGATCTATGAGTTCGACAGCCGGCTTGATAACACCGCACCGCAGTCAGGCCAGAACCTGATCGCCAGCTATGCCGCTGAGGTGATCGAGGTCTCAGGTTCGTTCACCAGGCTTGATGTGAGGCTTGGCAGTAGCCTGTCACCAGTAGGTGCGCAGGTGCCACCTCGTAAGTTCACCAGTCTCCTGATCGGATCACCGCTGCGGCTATGACGATCAGCATCTCCGATCCGCTAACGCTGTTCCCATATCAGGCGGGCCTGACAGATCCGCCATTGGTGGAGGCCGCGGCGAAGGCGGCCAATGACCTGGCGACAACACAGAGGGCTTACAAGATCGGCGATCCGGTGCCGATCGTGTTCTGTCGTCGTGTTGATGGCAATGGCGGTGTGTTGGTGAGCCCTGGCGCTACTGAAGGCCGATGGGAGAACGATGGCACGACCAATGAGCTGACGGTCAGCTTGATGGTGGTGTTGAGCGAAGGTGAGCTGGCGACCATCCCGATCAAGGACTGCTTTGTTGGCCCATGTCGTCAGGGCACCTGGGCGCAGACGTATGACCGTCGTGCTGGCAGCTGGACGCCTGGCAATTATCTGACGACGGTCTCAGGCAAGCAGCCATGGACAGCACCCTATTACTGCGGCACGTCAGGCAGCTACGACAACATGACGACGCTGAGCTGCGTCAATAGCTACATCGACGGCAGCCAGCGGTCTGGCCATCAGCTGCATGTCTTCGTGCGTTCCGGCATGGAGGTGACGCGGATCATCGATAGCACTGCTGGACCAAGCAACAACGTGGTCGATCTTGCGCTGTATCTGATGGACGCATCAGGGCGTGTGCCGAGCAGTTTGATCGATACGACGCAGATGCTGGCCGCGGCCAATTTCACCGACACCAATGGCCTGCACTTCAATGGTGTCTATGAGGGAAGCCGGAACCTCGATGATTGGCTAGAGGAGATCAGCAATGATTTCCTGTTGCGGCTGACGGAGAAGAACGGGAAGTTTGGATTCAGGCCGCGGTTGCCTGTCAATGGTGACCATACGATCAATACAGGCGTGATCGACTGGGAGTTCACGTTCACCGAGGATCACCTGCTGCCGGATGGCTTCGATATTCAGTATGTGCCACTGACTGATCGCCAGCCGGTATGTCTGCAGATGATGTGGCGTCAGCAGCCTGAGTCTGATATTGGTTTCCCTCGCACCACTGAGATCAGGTTCAACGGCGAAGCAACTGATGGACCGTTTGAGCAGTATGACCTGAGCGGCTTCTGCACAAGCGAGAACCATGCGGTGAAGGTCGGGGCATTCCGTCTGGCCAGACGGAAGCTCATCACGCACACACTGAGGCTGAAGGTGAGGCCTGCGAGCTACAACAGCAGCCTGGCCCTGGGTGACATTGTGCGCGTGCGGTTACGTCGTGAAACGGCCACCACAGCGCTCAATTATCACGATTACCTGTATGAGGTAGAACGGATCGAGAAGACAGCCAGCGGCGCCTGCGTGTTCGATCTGACGCATTATCCGATCGACAGCCAAGGTCGCAGCCTGGTTGCGCTGGCTGTTGATGCTGCAGTGGGGCCTGGCGTCACATTGGATCCCGGCCGTGATGATTACAGCTGCGACGATAATTCAGCGACGGATGACACCGGATTGCCGGACACCGGCATTGATTATCCGGCATTCCCTGAGACGCCAACTTCAACCGATACCGATGTTGTCTTAGATCAGCCAGACACAGAGTCACCACCGATCGGCCCTGCGGTGACACCAACGCCTGGCCAGCCTATTGGTGATGCTGACAACCCAGTGGATCCGTTTGAACAGACCCTAGATGAGGATGGGACTGGGATTCTGTCAAGCGATGGCAGCCTGGTTACACCATATCCTGGCGATACGCTTGAAGTCACTGAGGCTGATCTGGGCTGCGATGGCCAGGTGTGTTGGAAGAAAGTCGACAAGACGACATTCGAGGAGTTTGACATTTCTTGCCAAGATCAGGCTATCTCGGGTGCCTACACCCTGTCTATCACTACAGCAGAGATTGATTACTACATCGTAGCGGTTGGACGCTGCAAAGATCCTGGATCGCCTGATGGCCTTGGGCCTGAGTTTGTCTTAGGTGCTACTGGCACTGTTGAGGTTGACCCGGCATCGTTTGGCTGTGGCACAGCTGTCAGAATTACATTAGAAAGAAGGCTATTAGATGCCTCGACAGTGTATTGCGGTGGAGCTTGCACTTACACTGGCTCAACGGCTTACCCCGCCTACAACGAGTTTCTGCCAATTACTTTTTACAAGACCTATACAGTGCAAAAGGGAGGCCAAATCTCTACAGCCTGTGATCCCGGCGAAACCTATCAAAGCTATGCCGACACCTTTGGCCTTGATTGGGTCAAAATTGCCAGCACGGTCTATGATGCTACCACGACAAATGTCACTCCTGCAAATAGCATAATTGTTGCAATCTTCACTATTGCCAAAACAAGCGGATCTTACATTGCGGGCCAGAAGTTTGGCATCTCTTATGCCTATTTCAATGGAGGAAACATCGGATGCACAACAGATGCGCAAGACATCAGCACAGTTCAGTATTTGAACACTACTAGCTGCACCTAAGCCATGGCCACCTTCCCTGCGCTCGAACCTGCCTCTCGCACCTACACACCTGGCGCCAATGCCAGCACTGAGTTCGCTGTGCTCGATGGCTATGAGGCCAGCGTGCGTCACAGCAACGCATCTGTCGGGCATGTGCTGCGCATGACGTTCCGCAGATTGACATCAGCAGAGCGGTTCAGCCTTGTCAGTCACTATGCGCTGCATGGCATCTTCGAGCCATTCGATCTTGACAGTGCCACGTTGATCGCCACCAACCTGACCTTCCCGTCGGGCTACCTCTGGCGGTATCTGTCGCCGCCGCAGCTTGACCAGACCTGCGACGTCACCGATGCCACAGTGGAACTGCAGCTGCTGCCGCCGTACCTGATATGAACGCCTTCCCTGAGGTTCTACCTGACAACTTCGCCTATGACCTGGGCGGCCTCAACGTCTCGGCTGAAGACACGCAGAACGGTGCGCCTGTGCTGTTCAGGCATAGCCTGCGGCAAAGCAACTACAGGCTGACGCTGACCTACAGCAACCTGATCGAGTCAGACGTCACGCTGATCCGTAACCACTACTTCCAGGCAGCTGGCAGCCATCGATCCTTCACCGTGCCATCAAGCCTCTGGAATGGCGCCGATGTGATTCCTGCTGATGGCCTGTATCGGTATGGCGCAAAGCCTGAGGAGCAGCAGCGCGGAATCTACACAGACATGACCGTCGAGCTGGTTGCGCTGATCGGTAACTTCCTGCTGTATGACCTGATCGGTGAACCGGCCACTCTCGGCGCTGAGGAGTCGTTCACGTCCTATGCCATGACCGGCACCGCTCCGTTCATCCTTGATGGTGATGATGCCGATCCGGCGGAGGATGCCACCCTTATTATCAAGGCTGGAGGCGCTGAGTCATGACTGCAACCACCATCCGCGTGCAGATGGCGCAGCGGTCTGACACCGCGGCCAATTGGACATCAGCCAACCCTGTGCTGCTTGCGGGTGAACTGGGTCATGAGAGCGACACAGACAAGCTGAAGATCGGTGATGGCAGCACCAACTGGACGGGATTGACCTATTTGCCGATTGATGGCACCTGGACGGGCGACACGATCGCCGTGGATTATGGCGGCACCGGCCAGACCAGCTACACCAACGGCCAGCTGCTGATCGGGAACACGACCGGCAACACGCTGGCGAAGGGCACGCTTACGGCTGGCACCGGCATCGCTGTGACCAATGGCGCAGGCTCGATCACGCTTGCGATTGATTCGGACACGGCCATTGCAGACATCACTACCACGGCCACCAGCGGCACGCTGCCAACGGCTGATGGGTCCGTGACGATCGCAGACGCCACGACCCCAACAGTGACCGAGCTGCTTGAATATTGCGTGGAGCTTGAGGCAAAGCTGGAGGCTGCGCTGGCAGCACTGCGAACCGTTGGCGTGATCGCGACTTAGATACAGTGGTTGGGTAGCACGCCACGGCGGCCCGTGATCGAGATCTACGCAGCGATCCTCGGCGCGTCCATTGGCGTCGTGAGCATGGGTGCGGCTGGTTTCACGCGTCGCAATACAGAATCACGTGAAGCTGTGATCAGACTGACTGCAGCGGTCGAGTCGATCGCCGGCAAGCTGGAGGAGCTGCATCAGGACATGAAGGCCGATCGGAAAGAGATCTACACAAGGCTGAATGAGCATGGCAACAGGATCACATTGCTTGAGAGCAAGGACCGCTAGCCTTAAGGGGAGGACACTCTATGCCTACCATGCACCTCGAAGAGATCCTGGCCAGCCCGATCACTTGGATCATTGTGGCCGCTGCGTCTGAGATCATCGCCCTGTCGCCCCTGAAGGACAACAGCGTGATCCAGATCATCTTTCATGCACTCCGCAGTCTGAAGCAAAAAAAGGGCTGATCCCTGCTGATGGCAGGTGGCTGTGGCGATTCAGCACACGCTCAGGCTGGGCGGATGTGCAGCGCCTGATTGATCGCCGCAAGTTCGAGGCGACACTGAAGCCACGTCTTGACGCTGAGATCGAGTCCTGGCACAAGGCACAACCTGACGCGATGCCGCCACCGCTGCGGCTTGATGACCTGCACCTACGAGCACCCTGGTATGAGCCCGACAAGCCCGATCAGACTGATTGACCTGTTCCGCTACTACAAGCGACTGGGGCATCAGGATGCCGCGATCGAGGAGCTGGAGCAGGCGATCAATAAAGCAGCGCCTGATCTGCTGAGCCGTAGCCAGGACTGGTACGGCACATGGGCGTCGGCTGTGGAGCCACCGAAGCCACAGTGGCCGTTGACGAAGGCTGAGCTGGCTCAGATCATGCTGTGCAAGCCGGAGGCGTTGCCTGATGGTCTGATGGATGACCTAGCCCGATGCTGCGAGGTGTTCAAGATTGACACCCGCACGGAGCTGGCGTTCTTCCTTGGGCAGTGTGGTCATGAATCAGCCGGGCTGCGGTATCCCGTCGAGATCCATGACGGCAGCAACTACGAAGGCCGGCAGGACCTTGGGAACGTGCATCCTGGCGATGGCGTGAAGTTTGCCGGCACCGGATGGTTGCAATGCACCGGCCGTTACAACCACCAGCGCTTCAGTGATTACTTGTCAAGCATCGGCAAGCCTGACCCAAAGGTCATGAACCTGGGCAAGACCTACACCAGCGAGGCGTACCCCTGGACAATTTCTGGATTTTGGTGGCACGACAACAAGATGAAGCGACTGATCCAGCAAGGTGCAAGCGTTGACCAGGTTGGTGCTCGTGTCAATGGCCGGATGCCACCCAATGGCGCACAGGATCGCCGTGACTACACAAGCAGGGCGTTCAAGGTGCTCGGAGTTTAGAGCCGCCGCTGCGATCTTCTCATGGCGAGCTGTAGCGCCTGCTCATAGAACACCCTGGCTTGCCATTCCTGCCGGTGTTCTTTGACCATCCCGGCGTACATCACGCGCCAGATCTTGCCGTCTTTGGTGTCGATTTGTTCGATGGTTGGCAGGTTCATTATCGTTGAGGTAGCGGACAGAATCTGATGAGCTGGGCCGATTGGATGGTTGTGAACCCAACCATGGAGCAGGAGCTGCAGATCGAGAAGAATGCCCGCATCCCCCTGCTGCATGATGACGCCGGTCAGGTGCGAGAGCTGTGCTCGAAGCTGATCAGGCAGTCTGCGATGCAGGAGATCCTGCTGAAGCAAGCGCTGGGCAGGATCATGGAGCTTGAGGCCACGGCTATGGCCAGCGGCAGGAAACGCCGGCCATGGTGGCGTTGGCGTTGATCAGCGCACCAATGGCGCGATGTGCCTGGCTAGCTTGTTGGCGGCACGGTCACGCTTCTGCCTGATGCGTTCACGGCTCACGCCTTTCTGCTGCCCGATCACCTTCAGCGATTCTTGCGGCGCACCGTTCAGCCCGTAGTAGCGTTCAAGGATCTCGGCCTCATCTTCGTTGATGTGCATCAGCGCCTGATTGATGGCATCGGCCTTCTCGCGTTGATCCATCAGCTGCGCATCGATCGGTTCCGATGCGATCATGTCGACCAAGGCTGAGCCGTCTTTCTCGTTCTTGAGAAGCTTGTCGAGGCTGTCATGCCGTGCAGCACGTTCGAGCACAAGCGACAGCTCGCGTTCTTTGACCTGCAGGATCTCAGCGGCCTCGGCCAGCGTTGGTTCACGACCATGGGATAGCTGGAAGGTCTCGCGCAGCTTGATCAGCTTGTGGAGCTTTTCAAGCGAATGAATCGGTACGCGGATCATGCGGTCTGAGGTGTCGATTGCGCGACAGATCGCCTGCCTCACCCACCAGTAGCTGTAGGTGCTGAACTTGTAGCCGCGTGAGGCATCGAATAGCTCAACGGCGCGATGCAGGCCGATGGTGCCCTCGCTGATGAGGTCCATCATGTCAAGCGTTTGGCCAGCACGACTGGCGAACCGCTTGGCGATGTTGACGACCAGGCGGAGGTTGCTAGTGATCATCTTGTCGAAGGCACGCTTGCCAACACGCATCTCGCGCTTCTCCTGCGGCGTGCTGGGTTTGCCTTCGATGTCACGCAACTCGATGTAGCGCTGCGCCTGGCGGGAAAGCTCGATCTCCTGGCTTGGTGTCAGCAGCGGATAGCGACCGATCATCTTGAGATAATCGCTGAAGGAATCAGGGAAAACAGCTGGCATGGTTCGGGGTGGTGTGCCGCGGGCAAAGTACCACGATTCTCAGGATGCTGCTGTGTTTGTGTTCTGATGCAACCAGATCCAGATGGTGCCCTCGCGTTCAGGATCCCAAAAGGGCTGTATGCGAAACCACGTCACCCAGTCATAGGAGCCTTTGCGGCTGTTGCAGGAGGCGCAGCAGCTGATCAGGTTCTGCCGTGTTGTCTCGCCACCCTTGCTGCGTGGCCGCACATGATCGAGCGTTGTTGCGGGTCTATCGCAATAAGCGCAGCGATGTTCCCATGCTTCGAGGATCGACTGTCTGAACTCGCGCTTCGCGCGGCGACGTGGCACAAGGATCGAGCCATCGATGAAACAGTCCACCTATTCAGTGAGGATGGGCGCTGAGATCGTGAACCCTCGTTCAGAGTCGATGCAACGGAGCAGCTGCTGCGGACGTTCTGGGGCAAACCCGAGCTTCATGCCGTAGGGGGTGGCGCCAATCAGGCTGCCATTGACGGACCAGTTCTGACCCATCGTCAGCTGGTGGAAGTGACCCATGAAGGTGTGGTCAGCTTTGATGCCCTGATCTTGCCTGTAGATCCATTTCTGCAACGGGATCGTGATGCCTCCGACACCGCCGCCGTACCTGATGGCATCGCCGTGATGAAACCGCAGGCGATGGCCAAGGATGTCGACGTAGTGAATGTTCCCATCGCTGATGTCGAAGCTGATGCGTGGCTCCTTGCGGTAGTGGCGGGCGAGGGATTTGTACATCAGCCATTCGTAGCTGGTGGCCGCAGCATTTCCGGCACGCATCTTGTCTGTCGTGCGGCCATGGTTCCCGAAGGAGCAGGGCACGATGATCTGCTCGAAGTCGCCGTGCTTCAGGAGGTGATCAAGACCAGCGACGATGGCCCGCTCGCATTCGATCAGCTGCTGGGTCGGGCTAAGCACCTGCGTCTCGACCTGATCAGGGTGCAGCCAGTTGTCGATCAGATCACCCCCAAGCCAGATCACGCATTTGCGCACTTCCGTGGTTGAACGGAGCATTCGCACAACCCGTAGCGTGTTGCGGAACAGAGCGCCGGCACGTTCGTGAAAGATATCGACGTCGTAGCGGTTCAGACCGCACACCGTCGCAGGATCGACGATGGCACCGCAATGCCAGTCTGAGCAAAGCAGCAGCGGCACGGTCTCGCTGCGTTTGCCTGTGGCGTCTGTAGCAAGCGGTGCAGGTTGCTCGATGTCGCGGATTTCAAGCGCTGTGGCCAGCTGATCCTGCAGGCTCTCGACCTTTGTCAAAAGTCGATCTTGATCGTTGGTTTGACTGCGGACTTGATCACGCAAACGGCGATTCTCAATCTGCAGCTGCGTCAATGCTTCCTGCGTGTCTCCCTTGCCCTTGGGGCAGTGCCCAGGCTTGCAATACAGCTCACCGGTTGCCTCATCTCGATACAGCAACTCAGCGGGTAGCTTCTCCCGGCAGCGACGTGTGCGGCGACAAGTGAACTTGAGCTGCTCGTCAGCCGCCATGTGGAGGGGCGCTGGATGTGCTCATTGTAACGCTACTGGTTTCCTAGCTCGTCAGCAATGGCAAGCAAGCGGATGCGGTTTTGTTTGCAGTACAACGCAGCAGCACGCAGGGCAGCAGCGGCAATTTCCCGTGAGTAGCACTCTGGATTGATTTCGTACTGCATGGCAGCATCCAACACTGCTCTAGCAGCGGGTGAAAGTTTATTCATGAACGGTAGCCTCATAACCTTCGGCTATCAGCGATGCTGACAACGCCATAGCCAGTTGCTTGGTGTAATGCCGGGTGCCGCCGCGAACCATATCGGTGACGGTCCAGCGCTTGTGATTGGTCCAGATGACAATCTTGTCGTCACCTTTTTGGAAGAAAACGGAACGGGGTTTAATTGATTCAGTCATCGGATTAGGTCATGCAATAGCCAGATTCGCAACCCTCCTCAGGTTCCCAACCAAAAAGTCCAAGTTGATCAGGAATGACTTGATCAAGGTTGACACCTTTGCGTCCACCAATGCCTGAAAGATAGACAGGATCTTTGCCCAATAGAGAGCGACGTTGCTGCAAAATGCGCTCAAGATCAACGCATTTGTCAAACAGTGCAGGTTGTTCACGCCTAAGCGTGACCCATTGGTCTGTAGTTTTGAACGGGCAGAAGTAACAAGCGGACTTTGGCGGCTGGGGCAAATTAGCGGATTGTGCGATTTGGAGACAGTCCGCACGACTAATGCCAAGCTCAATAAGAGGGTAGGCCGAGGAGTAGCCATCGGATTCGCGTGATGGCGTAGCGCGATGCGGTTCATCAGTGCTAATGCCTTTCCCGAGAATGCAGCCAGGTGCGTTGGCCTTAATCCATTTTGCAATTGGTTTGATCTTAAAAGCCTCTGTGCATTTTCGATTACCTGGCATCCCACCTGGCATAAAAGCAGGGATGTTGATGCTGCGCTCTTGCTCAAGGAGATCGTCATACAAATCACGTTGTCTACCGTGACGATCTACCCATGCAACATCAACCCATTGAATGTCGTGCTGGGTAGCGTATGGCTTAAGCACGGTGTTGATGTAGTGGATAGTGGCAGGACTCTCAGCCTTGTGTCCGACGTTAGCAAAGATGAAGGTGCGGTAAGGGATACGACCTTGCGCTGCGAGCACTAGGCAGGCGGTGGATTGAACGCCACCTCCACAGGAGAAAATATATGTTAGCGATGGATTTGAGTCAGTCATCGAGCTGCTCCAGTGCGCGGCGGCTTGTGTGCCTCCATCGCCCAGTTGAGGTAAGGGATGCACTTGGCCAGGGCTTCGTTCTGGCCTTTGTAACGCTCCCTCCAGCAGTACTTCAGGACGTTGCCTTTGCAGTAACCGCGAAACTCCTCAGCCGTCAGCGCAGCGCGAATGGCATCGATGCACTCGATGTCGCCCTGGTTGTAGTGCTCGGGGTGATTGACAGCATCATTCATGGTGCAAGCCTCGCTTTGCCCCAACGCCGATCCTGATACCAATCAGCGATCTGTGGTGCCCATGTCACAAAGTGCGGCCAGAGCAGCTCAGACAGCTGCCGGATCTCCAACTGTGCATCTTCCTTAACCCGTAGATCCAAGAAGTGCATCAGAGCTCTGAGGCTGAAGCTGACGACAAAGTGCTGACGCAAGGCATACGGCATCATGCGCCGTGCGTGCTCTTCAGAAAAGCCTGCCTGGATGTCCTCCCAGTAGCGTGTCGCCATATCCATGAACAGGTTGCGATCGATTGATCGCTGCTCTTCTGTGTATTCGTAGCACTTGCCAGACCGATCGCGGTAGGTGCCTGCTGGGCGCCGATAGAACACCTGATCGACGTCAAGCTTGCCAAGCGCGACATCGCAGATTCGCTTCGATGTGTAGCGGCCTGATTGAACATCAAAGCTGACGCCAACACGATGAGTGCGGGCTTGCTGCATCACGTCGTGCGGGAACCAGCCAGCATTGAACGTGATCTGGGGGTGCTCCAGGGGGCCGTAATGGCCCCGCTCACCTGATAGCAGCCGCTTGACGCAGATCTCACCGGCACGGGTTTCATCCGGCCAGCTCATGCGATCAGCGGCCACGAAGGTCTCGCTGTAGTCCTGGTGCATCGCAGCGTAGATGCACTGCTGCGGGTTAGGCGTGGCGGCGATCAGATCGACGCGGAACAAAGGATCAATCATCAGAACGGCATCTCGTCATCGTTGGTCGCTGGCGCTTGCTGCTGCTGCATCGGCACGCTGATCTTGCCGTTGAGATAGTTCTTCCCGCCTTGGCTTTGAGCTTTCCATCCTGCAATCCGCAGCTTTACCACCGGCTCGTCTTTCCAGTTGTTTTCAGGCTGTGTGCCGAGGTGAGCCACCAAGGCATCGATCTGATCCGCAGGAATCTCGATGGTGCCGCCGTAATCAGGGCTGCGCTCGGACTTTTTCTCCTGAGCAGGGAACAGGCTGAATGATGCGTTGAGTTCAGTCATGGTCACTTGTTGGTGGTGAGTTGTGTTTCGCGGTCGAGCAGCAGCTGCAGGAGGCCCTGGTGCTCTTCATCGGTCAGATCGCCAGCCTCATGGCGTGTCATCAGCCGCTTCGTGACGGCTTCAAGCTGCTCGACGGAGGTTGCCCCGGCAATAGCCTTACGACCGGCCTGGACGACCTTAGAGAGTGGCTTGTCGTCATCCTCCGCAGGTTCAGGCGTGGCTGATTTCTTGGTCTTGGCAGGGGCTGCAGGAGCAGGCTCAGCGCCGGCATCCTCAAGCTCCTGCTTTGCCCATAGCTCAGAACCGAGACTGAAGTGAAACGCAGCAGCAGCGCAGAGCGCACGGCGATGCGTGTCAGTCAGGACTCGCGCTGAGATCTTGTCAAACGGGATCGGGTTGTTCCGGTGATCCATGCACGGGAACGGGAAGTCGCTGGTGACTTTCCCGTCAGGGCCTTTGAAGTGCCCGAGAACGTAACCTGTGCCATCAGGTGCCTTGTGAATTGGGTTGCCACCTGATCCATCGGGATACCGACTGAGATGAAAGTCCCAGCCTGGGGCGTGCTCGTGGAGAAGCTGCGCGATCCTGGCCCATGGCACATAGCTGGCGCTGAAGTTGCCTGTGCCTTTCTTGTAGACGTCTTCCTTGCGGATAATGCCCGCAAGGTTAGGTGTGGTGGTCTTGTCCGTCATAGATCCATGGGGGTGATTTCGTCGTTGCCATAAAACGCCCAGGTAGGCAGCGACAGCGTGGTTAGGCCATTGCTGTAGCCCGGCCAGCTTTGTTGCTGCCGGCAGTTGGCAATGCGCCTGAGGTCACGAGCCGCAAGGCGTTCGCCTTCGAGCAACGCATTCTCGTCGAGTTCGTAGACCGCGACGGAATAGGGTGCTTCTTTCTCGACTGCGATGAATACGAAACGGTGCGCCTTGATGCCGTTAAGGTAATGCGCAGCTTGGACGTGATAACGAAAGTTGGCGATCGATTTTGCGAAGCCCTGGGGGCTGGCGTCAGTGGTGGTCTTGAGATCGACGATGATCCCATCAAGCCTCAACCAATCTGGCCGGCACTTGCATCGCATCTCAGTGTCGAGGTCATCCCACCAAAACGATTGCTCTGCTTTGCCTTCCGCCAATAGCTCACCTGCGTAAGGGTGACGCTTGACTGCGCGATTCATGGCTTGAGCCATACGCATGTCGGAAGCCGTGACAGGTTCGATGCCCTGCTCGCGCATCTCTGCTGCACGCTCCTTGCCAGCCTTGGTGTTGCGAGGCGGACAGACGGCATAGCGCTTGTCGAGTTCATCGCGTTCGAGGACAGCGCAATGGACAAGCGACCCGAAGGTCATGGCTGCAGTTGGTGCAGGCGGGATGCGCTCAGGGTCGACATATCGCGCCCAGTAGTGCTGGGGTGATCGCGCAATGAGATGCAGATGACTGGCGCTGATGGCCGGATCTGCGTGGTAGGTGGCGTTGTCCATGGTCTACGGTTAAGTGTGGTCGGTTGCGTTTGCCGGGGTGGTGGCGCGTCCGGCCCTTCTTTTCTCTTTGGGGTTAATCGGCTGGCTGCTTAGCTCCAGCTTTGAGATGACGGAGGTGACGCCATCGCGCTCGACCACGTAGTGCGGAAACGGTGTTTCAGCTGCATTGACGCGTGCGACGACCGCCACCCAGCGCCGCGAATCGCCACGCACATAGACGATCTCGCCCGGCTCATAGTCCCTTGATGCTCTCATCGTTGATCTTCTTGATGTTCAGCCATTCGATCTGATCCCAATACGGGAGCCAGTCTTGTGCGGCGATCTGTTTGGCTTCGGTGAATGATGTGGCCTCGATGCACTCAAGAACATTGGCCGCGGCGATGGCAAAGTAAAAGCGCGTGGTTTTCATGCGAATCCAACTCCTGAATGGTTGGATTGAGGTTTGGGTTGCCGTGATCGGCGAGCACAAGAGCGATGGTCGCTGTTGGGATGACGAACAGGAGGATGCGCTGAAGCATGGTCGGTGCTGAGCTGATCGATTGCATGAGCGGGAAGACGTGTGAGATTGGCGCTGAGCCAATGGATCGCAGCGCCGAGCGTGTGGCCTGCGATGTAGAAAGCGACGGCGATGACGGCAACGGCCTGGGCAATGGCCCGTAGCTGCTGGCCTATGGCCTCATCGCTGGGAATCTTGAGGTTCATGACGGTGGGGGTGGTGTGGTGCCGGGCCAACCGGCGGAGCGGGCTTAGTCAGGCCGTGTTGATCTCGTTCTTTCAGTTCGTCGTGTGATCTGTTCCGAACCTCATCTCGTGTCCTGAGCGGAGAATCCAGTGCCTGCCCGAGGGCGTATCTGGCTTGTGGCGTGACCCCACAATAGGGCCAGGGTGGGGCCTGTCTAGGTCTATCGTGACATTTCGTAACCTGGCTCAGTCGATGCGCTTCACCCGCACCAGCACGCCTGGCTCCTCATCCCGCAAGCAGTACCGCTTCACCGCTTGCAGCTCCGTCACCAGAGAGTCATCGAGCAGCAGGCCGCCATCGACCAGGCCATCAAGCGTGCTGCGGCAGCACTTGTCGATGTCGTTGCGTTTGACGATGCAGTGCCTTGGTGCCGTGCCTCGCAGCTCGCCATTGACCTTCCAATGACCCTGAGGCCTGGTGAACCTGAACTCAAGCTCGACGCTGCAGGCCGTCGTGATCTGATGCCCTGCGTTCGCGGCCTCATGCGCCACGGCAGCACGCCACGGCTTCACGCGCTTGCTGCTCTCGATCATGCGGCCACCGCCTACGTGCCGCTTGCTTCCTTGCGGCGCAGGCTCCAGCCCGATCACCGAAACGTAGATCACCATCGACCATCAGGGCAGCTGGCCAGCTTCACGCGTGCCTTCGCCGGCATGTAACAACCGCACAGTCCGCAGCGCTCACTCTTCAGGAAGTGCTCGCAGCTGCGGCAGGTTTCCAGTCGTTCGGCCGGATCGAGGAAACCGCCCTGAATGGCCTGGCCTGCTGTTTGGACCACACCCTTGGCCATCTGCTGTGGCGTGGCCTTGATGCGACGACGCACAGCGTCTGCGGCGATTCCCATGCCCTAGCGCTCGGGCTTCAATCGTATCGATCGGCAGCCGATACTGGCCAAATGCCCGGTATGGGCCTAGGGTGGCGTCGCCCCGCATCACTCGGAATGCCCCGAAAGGACGAAACCACAGGCGTCAAGGTCTTTATCGATCCTGTCGTCCTGCAGAAAATCGACCAGACCAACCCAGCCGGGATGAGCCGCACCGCCTGGGTGAACTATCTCATTC